ATGATGAAAAAGGGGGCAAGTTGCCCCCTTCCTTATTTATGCAGCCTTGTAATAGGCTAAATAAACATTGATTTTCCCTGCTGTAAGATCAGCAGTTCCAATAACCAAATCTACAGTTTCGTCTTCGGCTACAACCAAAGACTGACCCGCTGTTTCTTTAACAGTAAAATCATCGACGAGGTTAGCTACGGCGCCAGACGTTGTGTCCATAAACGCGTCTGCGTCACCAGTTGACGTACCGATTTGAACTGTTGCCAAGCCAGCGGACGTGCACGCTGTTTCAACTTGAACACATGCATCAACAACTAAAGCTTTTTTCAAAAACTTAGCTAAAGAATACGTGCCCTGTGCACCCGTGTCTTCAGAAAAATCGTATGTGAGCTTTTCTACTTTAAGCTCATTACTCCATGCACTTATTTCTTTGTATGCATTTGCATTAGCCATTATTTAATTCCTTTCGTATCAGAACGTTTTTTTCTCGTAGGTTTTCGAAGATCTCCCATAATAAACGCAATAAAACGGCTATTATGAGAGATGATATTGATAACCTTAATCGGTGTTCTAATTTCTTTGACCTTCATGATCAAATCTTCTGGAGTCTTTGCAGAAATATAATCTAAAGACTCATACGGATTAAGGCTATCAAATAATTCAGTCATTACGATCCTTGAACTCTAATGTGTTTTACATTGCCAGCGATTCCAAGCTTAGCACCAAAAACTAAATCAACAGACATGTTGTAACCAAACTTGTTTTGGGAATGAAGGTCAGAGATTTTAACCTGAACTTCAGTTTGTTGTACAAGATGCAAGAAATCTGGATGAAAAAACAAACCGTAATCTTCAGATCGGCTGTTGTCTTCAAAAAGATAAAAACCAAAACGCTTAAGAGCAACTTCGCCACCAATTACTGGAGAATCAGTTGCGCCGTATTCGGTTGAACTTAATGTAGTGTCGTCTAAAACATCTTTGTAATAACTAGGATCGATCAGTCCATACCATGGCTTGTTTTTTAACCATTTTGCCTGACCAGCAAGCTTTCTGATGTCAGAAACTTGGTTGGCGTTCATATCTGTAGATACGATCTCATGATCAGGAGTTGCAGCCGAAGGAGAAACTAAAGAATATAGATATTCGTTTATTTGATTATTCATCGCATAAACCAAAGAATCCATAACCTCAGAGTTGCCTTCATCGATAAGAGATTGAATCGATACTAAATCTTCAAACTCGTAAGAAGCAACCGCTCTTTTGTCGGCTTTGATTTCGATCTCTGTCATAGACAAAGCTTCTGGTGAAAAAGAATCCGCATCTGTTCCAACTGTTAAAAGCTGGCCGTTAGGAGCGTTGACTTGAGATACTGTTACAGTATCGCCGCCTTTTTTGATCGCACCTTTATAGTCTTTATTGACTAATGCACCTAAAAGTTGAGCAGCCCTAAGTTCTTTAGTAAACATTGGACTCCAGAATTGTTGTATCTGACCTTGTACTTCAGCTAATGTAGTTACACTCATTGATTGACTCCCTTCAATCGGCAACTAAACGCTAACTATTGAGAGGATCTAACCTCCTTTAGTCGTGCTCGCATTTCTTTTGCCGGTAATTTTTTCCATTCTTCATATGTTAATGTTTGACCGACACCTTTTGGAGCATTTGCTGGCATATTCGCCCCACTGGGACGTTTAATAACTTCTGGAAACTGCGACTGAAACTTATCAACGTATTTTGTCACGGACATTTCGTCGATTTCAGTCGATTCTGGATGAATAACGATCTCATTAAGATCTACAAGACCCCAATACTTTTGATCGATATCTCCATTACCAAGAGCTTTTTTAAACGCATCGAACTTACGCATGTCTGTAAACTGTGTTTGCATACCGCTAAGTTTTTGAGTTGTTTCTTCTAGCTCTTTGTTTTTTAACTCTATGATTTTTTCATAGTTTTGTTGTTTCAGAAGCTCGTCTTCAGTTCGTTTCTTCTCTTCGGCTTCGAACCTACCAAGCCGTTCGCGGGCTTCTCGAAGCTCCTCGTCGCGCCTTTTCTTCTCGGATAAAAGCTTTCGATGAGTGTCGTAAGAAACTTGCTGTGAACCACCAGCTGGTGTTTCCTCTGATGTCTGAGAACTCATATCAGAACTACCACCGGCAGTATCCTGATCTGACCCACTGGGATTTTGATTTCCGTCAAGCATTGTCGATTCCTTAATTGTTTATTTATAGTTTATACTTATTTACCAAATCGCCAAACGTTTTGCGATAAAAACGTTGAAGCTGTTTGATTTCAAGCTGTGAAAGATGATTAAATGGCCGTCCGTTTTGTTCAACATATTGTGCTAGCTTTTGATTTGTTAGATTTTCACCACGACGTCGTCCATATGGGCCAATCGTTAGGCGTCCTCGTTTTATCTTTCTAATCTTCATCGAATCAAGCATCTGACCGGTAAAGGTTAAATTACTTCTTGATGGACGTGTAAACTTGTTAAGTAATTGCTTGTTATCTTTTCTATATTGTACGTAATTTTCAGATAGGCCAATAAGTTTTTTCTTTTTACCGTAATCGCGCCTAACACCGTATCCAAGACGAGTTCTTTTTTTGATAAGAAAAATAGATTGCTTGCCTAAAGCCTTTAGTACACGCTGAGACTGTGTTTGTTTAAAAACGCTTTTAAATCTAGATAAAAACTTTTTTAGATCAAGTTCTGCAGCCATTATTCATACCTCGAAAGAATTTGAGATTTAAGATCCTTTTGAGATATACCAAGAAAATGTCTGCGTACCTGACCCTCGGTTGAATCGTTCCACCACGCCTTTTCGTTTTCGTCTGTACCGTTTTGATAGCCAAGATGTATAGATCCCGGACGATCTGATAAATGCTCAAGCGCCACAAGCATGTCGCCTGTTAATTGCAAGTTGGGATTTCCTCTTGATTTTCCAGCAATTTCAAAATCAAGTGACTGGCTATAAGATTTTGAATATTTTCTAAACGGAAGATTATTAACAGACCTTCCGCGATCGGTTCTTTCCTGAATATAATCAATAATATCCTGCGCAATAGCCCGACGCTCGTTAGGACCGAACTTTTTAGGTATCTCAATCCACGTATGTGCCCATTTAGGACTCTTGGCCATCTAGGTCTTCCTCTTCGTTATCTTGAATCTGTGGTGCTCTGCCGAAACGTTCTTCTTCGATCTCATCAAACAACACATCTACTTCGTCTTCGGTCATCTTGGGATTTAACGATCCAATTGCGCGTTTTCGTGTAGTAAACCCTGCCGCAACCTCTTCTTTAAGTTCTTTAATAAGATCTGCTCTTCTTACCATCGGCACAAGATCTAAAAACCTTACGTTTACTTCAGACGTAGGCGAAAAAAGTGCGTTGGTATCAACCATCTTGTCGTTAACCCAAACAGGGTGCATATGATGCATGACAAGATTCCAAAGTTGCTTTTCAGCATTGGTAAAATATTCGATTTGTTTTTTTGTTATCTCGTAGGTATCCATTTCGTCGATCAGTTTTGAAATGCCCGATGAAAAATTCGACGTGGTAACCTCGCCAACCGCTGAAGTCCTTATCCCTCTTGAGTTTAACCAGAATGCAAACTCAGATTGAATCAGCCCTAAAACCTGATCAATATCACACTGGGGTTTTATCTGACCTACCTGTGGTTTTTGCTCACCGTTACCCTCGGATTTAAACCTCCAAAATGAATTGGGCGAGAGCTGAAGATTTTCATCGTCAACGTCGATTCCGAAAAGTATGCTAAATGCTTGATATTTAACGCAGAAATTAAGATCAGAAAGAAGAATCGGAAGAAGAATAGTAAGTGCATACGTATCCGAATCCTGAATAGGCATTAAAAGATTATGCGATTGATTGACATAGACAAAAGGAATTTTTCCGTAAATGTTTACACCGTTGGGGTTTCCTTGTTGCGCCATAAAATCTGTTCTAAGATTGGCCTTTGAATCGATGATATAAAACTCATCGTCGGTATAGACCTTATAGATTTCAACAATCTCTCCGGTGGCTTCTTTGACTTTACCTTCAAGAATAATAAGATGAGTCATCGACATGTCGTCTATGGGATCATCTGAATAAACCACAAACCTATCTGAGGGGATGGATCTAAGTTTAGGAATGCCTTTATGTACATATGGCTGAACAAGTGTAGTTTTGAATAGATTAAAAAATTCGTTTCCTACGTTCATAATCTCATCGATACGAAACGATTTTTCATACGAATCTAAAAGCTCTTTATCTACATCGGAGCCGTATTCTATGATTCGTGTCGGAGGTTCTTGATAAATTCTCGACAGTTTATCTACTATACGTTTTAGTACGTTTATCGGTGCCGCACGACTTGCCACTTCGGCACGGGTTTGACCTGAAAACTGTCTTTCGATTTCTTTTTTGATGAACTTTAAAAGCTCACCCTCATAGATTTCAAAAAGATCTCTATTTTTACAGATATAAGGTCTTTTTTGCTCTACATAATCAACTAACGTTCTGAATTGATTTTCTTGTGACATCTTGTCTTCCTTATAAAACCACCGTGCCTTGAGGTTTCTTTTGTTTTCTAAATACCTCTGAACATAGCCCGTAGCCTATTGCAGTTGTAATATGCTGAAAAGATTTAGAATCATCTTCAATATAATTACCGCCTTTTTTAAGTTGTGTCAGCCTTAGACCCTTATCGGCTGTCGGCGCAGATTTATAAACAAAAAGTCTTATACGCTGACCATTATTGCAATAAGCATTAACCAGATTGTGTCGTCGGCGTATTGCAGGATTTGCCAAAGGTACATCAATTTCAAATTTAATAGGCTGTTGGTGTTTATTTTCATAATTTAGCAAATAATTTTTGATGATATCATAATCAGAACGAATATTTCTAGTATCTCTTGAACGTCCCGTTGAATCTCCGTTTACAATGTAGTTTGTTCTGTGATCTAATACGCCCTTGCCGGCGAGTTCCTCACAGCTATCGGCTGTTCTCATTCCTTCGACAACAACCTCATCAAACACATGCATTACATCATTAATAATCTGAAACAAAACCACAGAAAGCGGCTTACCCTCGCCGATATTAAAGTCCCACGAAAGATGTATCGGATAATTGTTATCTATTTGATAGCAATCGTCCTTAAAGTTTTGCTCGTGATTATATTGATAGTATACTACTTCTTGCTCAATTTCGATCCATTCTCCATGAATATAACGTCGCGCCATCTTAGGATCTAAGTCTTGTTCAAGCTGAGAGATGTAAATTTTATCTAAAAATGGATTATCAAACGTATTGGAATAGTACACATGACGTGTGTTAATTTTTTCTGCTATAAAATAACCATACGCCCAATGGCTTGGTGCATCAGGGTTTGTAGCCGCTAAAAGAGCGTTTTCTTTTATACCAGGTATGCGACGAAGACGCGCTTTAAGTTCCAAAAAAAACTGCATGTCTTCGTCGTTAAGTTCGATAAGCTCTTCGATAATAACCATCGATAGTTTTAAAGATCGAACCTTGGTGTATTTTTTATCAGCGCACGACGCCGAGATGATTGTAGATCCGTTACGAAAACCAATCGTTGCCGATGTTTCGTTTACCCAATAATCTTTACCCTCTTCGAGATCTTCAGAAATATGATCGATGATCTCTTTAAAAATTGTGCGCTTTAAATCCGGCAATGCACGTCTCGCCAGGCACACGCAAGCTCTTGAATTCATTAGACAATGCGTTGCTGCAATGTGTGCCATGAGAATAGATTTAGCAGACCCATAGGAGCCCGAAAGAAGCACTTCAAGATTACCTTTTGAATAATCAAACGAACGAACGTCTTTTATTACGTCGTATTGATAGGGGATAACCGTAGGGTTGAATTCACATAGGTGCGGTTTTGAATTCATTTTTCAATTTTATACGCTAACGTAAATGGTTTATCGGGATTAGACTGAACCTCGTGTTTATCTGTCCATCCGCAAAGATTTTTCAAACAAAAAATAAGCATTGCTGGATGGCCGTTTTTTGCCATGTCTAATGCCTTTCTAATCAATGCATTACGGGTTACAACCATGTTTTGTTCACGAAACTCCGAAAATGTTAATTTCGTGTGACGTTTGATTTGTTTTTCGATCGTTGACGGATTGACCTTAAAAAACGCCGCGCAATCGACAAGCGTGGGCTTTAGTCGACAAAGCGCGGCGAGTTGTTCTAAATCTACTTTTTCACGGCCCTTAGCTGGCATCAATACTCCGTTATTGATGATGATTCAGATCCGGATGAAAAGTCTATTTTCATAAGACCATAATCAACATAGCGCATATAAACATCCGAATCACTAGCACAGTTAACAACAACAGGTGCATCATCGAACGTAAGGCCAAGCTTTGATACATCTGGTCTATTCCAGAATTTTGATTTTGCCGATGACGCACCATAACTTGTATCGGAAGATCCAACAGCATCTAAAGAATAAATACTTGCCGATGTGTAAATAAAATCCATTTTATCCTGTCCATTTGCGTCACTATCGGAGATGACAGAATTTCCGGCAAGGTTAATTCCGTAAAGAGCCTGGTACTCTTTCCATTCGTCACCACGAGCTTTCCAATCTGTTTTAGTTTCAAAAGAAGCGTCTGATTTAATGGCAAACGACTCAATAAGACACCAATCAATTGATGTTAGATTGGATTCCATCGCGTTAGGATTCCACGTTGTATTTGGATAGGACGCGTCGTTTTCTGTGCCAAGAATATACTGAGCTTTCCACGCATTGGCAAAACAGATCATCTCATTTGAATGAATGTAATCAACCTTTGCGTTAAACGCCTCGCGGCTGTTTGTTGCTGCTGTTCCATAATCGTATCCGGCTTCGTCCATAAAAATGCCATCAACGTCAAGAGTTTTCCACTCATCGACTTTAGTTTTGAAATTAGAAAACGTTTGATTAACTGTGACATAACCGAAAATTTGAACATCTGGATTTAACGCTTTAACTCGTGGAAGAATAGACTGTGTATTTGAATAGTCTCCGTGTGATGAACTTTGAATCCCGTCTCCTATCACCAAAAGATGATACTTAGCAAGCTCTTGTGCGACCTTTTCATTTGTCCAGCTATTTGTTGCTGAATTAAAAGAATTTAACCATCCGTAGTATACCAATAGATTTTTGGGTTTCATATAAAGCTCCCTTTTATAGTTTAACATGCTTTTTACCAGAAAAAGCTTCCCAGCGTTCTATTATAACCTGAACATAATGAGGATCTATTTCCATGCCGTAGCATTTGCGAGAAGTTTTTTCGCAAGCTATGAGAGTTGAGCCAGAACCAAGAAATAGATCAAGAACTAGCTGACCTTTGTTAGAACTATGTTTTATTACGTGCGAACATAACTCTGTAGGTTTCTGAGTAGGATGCCCTAGACCTTCAGTAGCTACATGTATTTTATTAAAATTCCAAGATGCTAGTGCGTGACCGCTATCGGGGAAATTAAAAACGTGTTTACCTATAGTAAAATAGCAACACAGTTCACTATTCCAACTCCAATGACGTTTCATTAAAGACGGCATTGGGTTTGGTTTAGACCAAACATTCCAGCCTGTAAATTTAGCCCAATCCGACAAGCCTTCTACTATTCTAGAAAACAAAAAATGACTACACCATATGTATACACTTCCGTTTTCTATGATACTTTTTATTTGTTCTAACGCCTTCTCAATTTCAAAACCCTTATCCCAATCTGAATTTTTTAAATCATTCATGGCCCTTGAAACCGACGCAGCAACGTTTTTAGAATTAGACGCTACGTTATACGGCGGATCAGTAAAAACCATATCAGCTTTTTGACCGTCCATTAGCCTATCAACGTTTTCTTTCACGGTACAATCAGCGCATAAAACCCTATGATCACCTAGTTGAAATAGATCGCCTGGTTTCACCCAAACATCTTTTTCCTCAACATCGGGAACCTCGTCGGGATCGGTTTGACCCGATATGTCACCCGAAAATCCGATAATGTCATCAAGCTGGTCTTTTTCAAAACCTAAAATATCAAGATCAAAATCCTCGGATTTTAAATCAAGAATATCAAGCTTTAAAAGCTCATCGTCCCATTCCGAATTGAGGGTAAGCTGATTATCCACAATACCGTATGCTTTGGCCTGTGTTGGCGTTAAATGCTTTAGGTATATACACGGCACTTTTTTAAGACCGAGCTTTTCGGCGGCCATTACGCGCCCGTGTCCGGCTATTATTGTCGAATCGTCTTTTAAAAGAACCGGAGAATTAAAGCCGAATTCTTTGATGGACGCTGCAATCTGAGATACCTGATTTTGCGAGTGTTTTCGCGCATTTCTGGCATATGGAATTAGCCCAGAAAGCTCACGATATTCAACGTTAAGTTCCAAAGCGTCCAATCCTTAAACGATTTAGATGTTCATAGTTTAGGCATGTTTAGATCAAACATATCAGCGAATTAGCCTAAATTCCAGATTTTTTTAAAATAATGTCCAATCGTTAAACACCTATAAATTTGTAACACGGTGTATATTCGAGACATTTTATTGGCTCGGTTTATGCATCAATATAGGTAAGAAAACAAAAAGGAGAAACACCATGACGGAACAAGAATCAAAAAAACAAACCGAAAAACAAATCGAATGGTACACCGAAAAATACCAAATGAAACTTGGAGATTGCCTTGATAGAAATACTCGAAACGACTGGGTAAACGGAATCGGCGGCCTTCCAAAAAGCGCAAAAGAACAAATCATAAAAAACCTGGACAAAATTTACGGCAAATAAAAACCGAAAGACGAAAAAGGACGAAAGGAAAAACATAATGGAAAAATCAAAGAAATCAAAATGGTATTACTTAAAAGAAGACCTGAATTTTATTGAATTTTACCACGGAGACAATACAAACGACTACTACTATGAAGGGCCATTTAATTCTTTTGAAGAGGCTCAAGCAGATGTTTTGGAACTTTTTGAAGCTTATAAACGAAAAATTCAAGCTTCAATTAAAGAAATCAAGAAAATCAAACCAACTGAAAAATTCTATGATGAAATGAAAGGAACATACGAAAAACAAGACTAGCCCTTTACGAATAAAAGGAGATAACCATGCATAAAAAATGCGCGATGTGCGGGCATAAAAACACAGCCAACTCAACCAAATGCTCTCACTGTGATGAACATTTAAACAATACACAGATTAAAAAGCTGATTTTTCAAAGCGACGATACCGAGGTTTCTATAGGAAGAATCATTGATAGGGACAATTGTTACCTTGAAATTCACTCGGCAACAGATCATAGGATAATATATATGGATCTTGAGGATTTGAATAAACTTATCCACAGCCTAAAGGAAATGGCCAAAACCTTTTAGCCGCAGCAATTCGCTCGCTCGGGAAAATCGACCCGAGAGCCACATCGAGGACAGACCGTATAGGTTCTGTCCTCTAAAATTATTAGCTCCCACGAATGCGTGCATACCCTACATCTTAGTCTCATGACCCGCATTGATCCCCACTATTTCCAGATTTGAAATAAGAGCCTTTAGAGCCTCTAAATTTTGAGCCTTCATCTTACTCATATTTTCCTTCAAATCCGGCTGGGATTCAACACCGATTTCCACCATGGATTTCAGAACAATCTTGCCATCGATTTCTTTGGTATAATGTTTAATTGGAAGTTGCATTAAAGCACAACTTTTTGTTCAACATGAGACTCTAATTTTGACCCTCTAATTACCATTGGAAGATCATCTTTATTATCCTGCAAAAACCTTTGCATATCTGCCTTCGAATCGCACTCATGCTCAACTGTTTTTACTGCATACCATTTAGTTCTTTTTACCCGATCTTTTACTTCAGTGGTTTCATTATCTGTCATCATAAATATCTCCTAAAAAATGAAACTTAAATATATCCGCACATGTGGAAATATCAAGGCTTTGTTTCGATTAGAGCATCTGATTCTTGCATTTTAAATTTATTCATTAGCGCTTTAAATTCCGCTAACTCAAAGCATCCAATTATTTTTATTGCTATGCCAATTTTTTTACCGTCTTCATAAATATCTTTTGTCACCGCAGAATCAAATTGCCCGTCCGTTAGGAAGATCTCAAATTCGCATTCATTGCCGTCACTAAATTCGGTTCCGGTTTCGAATATCGTCCCCGTCCCAGCAGAACCCCCAAAGAAAAAAGTTTTTTGCATTTTTTATCTCCTTAATTATTCAATTAGACGCTGTATATATATTCAAACCAAAAAGGTTTTCTACAAAAAAAGACTCTTTTGTAAAAAATAATTATCGATAAAAACATACTTATCAACAGGTTTTCCACATATGATGTCTAGTTTTTATGCAAATTAAAGGTAGACACTATCTTTTGAGGTAGTGTCTACCTTAGTGTCTACCGTAGGTTGTTGATATTACAATTAAATGTCCCGAAAACAGACAAAGTAGACAGTAGACACTACCTCTACTTCTACTACTATATTTTTTTTTACTACTTTCTAATAATATTCCTTACTTATACTTATCTCTTTTTTTTTACTTTTATTTTCTCTGATAACCTAAAAAAGATACTGTCTACTGTCTACTTTAGGTATATTTGGTAATTATTTTATATATTTAATGGTAGACACTATGTCCAAAAGATGGTGTCTACCTAGTGTCTACCACCAAAAATCTTCTAATCATTTTTTAATCTTCTAAAATTACATTTGAGACAACGATACAATCTTTAGCAGGTCGTTTTTTCAGTCCTGGATAATATGATGTTTTTTCATATTTTCCGTATCTGTCGGATTTAATTTTAAATCTTGTTCTCATATAGGAAGTAAATTTATCGATCTCATTTTTCTTTTTTATTTGCATATTTGAGAGGAGTCTTATTAATTCATTTCTAGTTACACATTCGGACTTTTTTATTTTAGGGTTATATTCAAAAAGCTCATTAAATATAAAATCCAATGACATTTCATTTTCTTCTGCAATGCGGTCAACTAATCCATCAACAGGAACTGCTTTTCCGTTTTTACAAACTTTGTCATAAACCCACATACAAAACGATATAAACTTAGCTCTTTCAGAATACAATTTTTCGTCATAAATTCTTTGCGGGATTTCGTCCCCTGTGATCGGAGAAAACTCTATGGGGATCATTCTTCTTTTGTCACATTTCATT